AGATTACATTGCTCTCAGCGGAGCAACGCTCATATCGTACTATGCGCTCAGGTCTCGGCAAGCCTGGACACAGTGTGCTGTCAGTTAGTTATCGTAACTGACGCTAATAGGATGGTAACATCCTATGTACGACGCATTCAGCGGATAGTCGATCCCGCGCCGTATCCCTCACCATGACGACACGATTGGAGGTGCTTGACATGACAGTCCATGATGCGGACCCGATTCCAGATTTACCTGGAGTAGATCGGCTTCGTAAATACAGCTCCCAGGCGAGAAATAAACGTCTCGCCGAAGTGCTGGCGTCGTTAAACCGTTCAGTGGTGAAACCAGCCACGGACGCATACAACGTGTCATGGCTCTTGGATGGCGGCATTTCCTTTAAACCAGAGGAGAACCGCAGTGTCACAGGAGAAGACTGGGCGTTTGAATCCCTACGAAAGTACGGGGTCAGACTTCCCACTCAGACCAGCATTCAGGTCCGAGACGGACGACGTGCAAGTTCATACCCACACAACCGAGCGAACGGAAATCCTGGAACCACCCAAGGTTCCAAGGTACGTCACAGTTCCAATGCCCAAAAATCGGGAAGAGCTGGAGAAGTACAGCTCGAAGGAACTGTTCCTGGCAGTGTATGGGTTCATGACGGGGGAACTCCCACCGGAGTTCGATTCCCTAGAACTGAGGCTCACACCATCAGTGGATCGTACGACAGGGCTGCATACAGAGCAGCACTTTCTACGGTCCGTCGTGCACTCAGTGCTGTTGGCGGAAGGCGACGGGTTTTATCGCTGGAGGTCGTTGTGGATACGCTGGTCCATGACAATTCTTTCAGCAGCCTTCCTTATCTCAGCTCTAATGACTTGGCAAAGGCCAAGGGGCTACGACTGGCTGAACGTATACGCTCAGGAGAACGGGGTTTTGACCCTTATCTCTTTGGCCGCCGTGTTCAGTTTGGCGTGGGGGCTGATTCTGGGGTCGCTCATCCAAAAACTCGTCTCGTTTGGATGGCGGCGATCGCTACGACTATTTTGGGTCAGAGTTATTCCGAACCCATTCAGGGTTCGCTGGCTCGAAAGCGTCCGTTCACGTGGGGTCTCACCTCTGCGGAACGCGGAGCGATCATAAGTTCAATGAGGGGTGCGCATAAGTACTCCTATGAACTGGATTTCTCGAAGTTCGATGCATGCGTTCCAGAGTTCATCATTCACGACGTCTTTAAATTGATGGCCGATAGGCTTGAGATGACGGACGTTGAGGAGAAGTGTTACTGGAGGTATGCTAACGATTTCGTTCATTCACGCATCGTGATGCCTGATGGTTATATTTATCAGGTACACCAGGGTATTCCATCTGGTGCCACGTTTACGTCTTTGGTTGGAAGCCTGATCAATCTATTGGTTTCTAACTATGCGTGGTTTCGTCTCACTGGTCGTACTCTGTCCAATGAGCAGCTTCTTGTTATGGGTGATGACTCACTAATCATGTCTGACCAACTCGTCGATCTTGATGATGTTGCGAAGGCCGCTGCGGAGCTTAACTTCACAGTGAACCCTGACAAAAGCGGGATGCGTGACAACCGTGAAAGTTACACTGCGGTTGATTCGCCGTACTTCGTCGGTCACAACTGGTTTAAGGGAAGGCCAAACCGACCGAAGCAGGAAGTCAGGAAACACATCTGGTTCACTGAGAGGCATC